CGCCTTTCGCGTTGTTCCAGTCATCGTTGTACATACGCTTTCCGTAGCGGAAAACCGCTAAAACCTGATCGTCTGTCATGGACGCAATATCCTGCGCCAACGATACCGCCGGTTTCTTGACGGCGAAACCAAGCTTAGCTGTCCCATACTTGGTTTCGAACAAAGGCGCGATGGCTGAACCGAGTGTGTTGTTCATGGGTAACTCCATGTGTGTAAGGTCCGCGCGAGCCAATCCCGCACGATACCTTGAAACTAGATTGTTAATGAACCTTGTAGACCAGCCCACCTGGCCCTAGGGCATATCCCCGCCCCGCACTATAAGTATGGCACACCCCACACAGCTTACAAGACGAAAGATTCTATACCCACATAAACCCCGCTTATCATCCCCGATCATATCTAAAGGAGCGCGTGCGCGCGCGTATAGCATACGGGCCGGCCCCTTGTCAACAGGCGGGGGCACGCGCACCAGGCCGACGGCCGACGGGACAGACAAGCAAGAATCACGCCAGTCTGGGCCAATCAAAGGAGCTCAACGTGCCAGGACTCCGACCCCCCACCCATCTCCTGGGCCGCGTTGTATCTACTATAGCCTTGACTCTCGATACTATACCCCACTCCCCACAAACGTATTGCCCTCACCAACCCCTTGACATTCTGGCGAATCCAGCCCACACTGAGTAAACGCGCACGTGCCCGGCCCGTCCCGCCACAGGAGCCTGTAATCATGCCCATGTCGCCAGCCGAACGCCAACGTCGTCTTGAGCAGTTGAAAGCAGAGAAACAAGCCCTAAACGCCAACAAAGGCCCAGAGGTGGACCCATTCACCTCAGCGCGAAAGGCTGCTCGAAGGGAAATGAAAAAGGAAAGCATGGACTCCCAAATGCCAGTCGTGCGTCCTCCGGCCAAGCCAGCCACTCAGACAACTGCCCCGGCGCGTGAGTCCACAATGCAGCAGATGCTCAAGGGAGGGTTCAGAGCAAAGCAGCTTCAGGCTGCCGAGGAAGCCGCTCTTAACCCCTCGCGTAAAAAGAGAGGCTACTAACTTGTGACCCCCTACGCCAAACTCCGGACCCTCCAGGCTCAGTGGCGCAAGTCCTTGAGTGCGGCTCAGGAGTTTGAGCACCTTCAGCACTCACCGGCGTGGAAAGATGCTGCACACCGCACGAACAATGCTCCCTCGGTGGTCAAACACCCAACCCTACGAGACAAAGTCGGTCAGCGGGACGAAAGCCAAGGGCCGGGCATATGAGAGGGCGGTGGGCCGGGTGCTGCGGCTGTACTCGGTCCAATTGGGGTGGGACTTTATCGACCACCAGTGGATCGAGACTTTTGATGGGTGGTTACAACCTGACTTCGTGCTTGTTCCCCCCTCTGGATGTGCCCTCTTGGTCGAGTGCAAGCTGACATGGAAAGACTGCTCGGCCCAGCTTCGCAAATACCGGCTTGCTCTCCAGGGTATGCAACAGCCCTCGTGTTGCATAGTGGCTTGCCGCAACCTCACATCCCAGGCCCCGGTCCCCTTTACCTCTCTCGAAGATGTTGAAGATGGCGGCGTTTGGCATTTATTCTTATAGGTACTCATCATGGCGCAAGTTCGGTATACAGAAGCAACCACCCTCACATCCAGGGTAACCAGTGAGCTGAACAGCCTTGCAAGTGGAGGTGGGGCGGCGCTTGTAGCGACTGCGCTGTCCAATGATGCCTCGACTGAGCGGGCAACGTTCACGAACGTAACTGTGGTGCTAGCGGCGCAGGCCGGGGCGCGTACTGCTGGCGACTCGGTGTCGCTGCTGGTTGTCCCAGCGGGTGTGGCTGACCCCTACAGTGGGGTCGCGGCGGCATCTGCCATCGCAGCCAACTACATCGCACGCGACAGAACGGGCACGGCTGTTACGTGGACGCTCGACCCAGCCACTACTGCCCGTGAGCTGACGTGGGCCAATGTCCAACTCCCGAACAGCGATTACAAGGTCGGGCTGATCAACAACACTACCCAGAACCTTGCCAGCTCGGGCAATGCCATTTACACTTCGGGCAGCTTCAGCGAGACCTACATCTAATGAACCCGGCACTGCTCTATACGGCCAAGGCAGCGGCGCAGGCTAGCAGTTCCAACTGGCTGCCTTCGGATGTGTTTCCAGAGTGGGATGAGGATGGAACCAACATCCTCGTGCCCATCTCGTCTTTCACCGGGCTTACTGCTGCTGCCGCAGACGGAGTCAACGGGGATGTGCGGCAAGTCGCACTCTCGCTGCAGTTCACACTGCTTGAGTGGTACAACTCTCTTGCCTCTGCCTCGCGCCCGGATGCGATGGAGCTGAAGCAAATTCGTCGTCAGCTTCAGACCTCTGGGTCGTTCGAGGGAAAGGAAGAAATCCTCTTCCAATCCCGGTTCTACATTGACTATATCGACCAGACTATTGCCGATGAGCCGTAACAAAGCCTTTGCTGCTCTTAGCGAGTCCGAACCAGCCGCGCAGAAGTTCCCGTGGCTGGTTCGGCCCGCTGATGCCGTGCCGCTAGCAGACGTCGAGGCAATTCGGGAAGCAGCTAACGAATACTTTGAGTTCTGCGCTGCCAACGGGATCAAGCCCCGACTCATGGGCTTGTCTCTTGCGCTTGGAGTCGAAGGCCCCGTGTCGCTCCAGCGCATGGCTATGCGCCGCCCCGAACTGCGCTACATCATCTCCCGGTGCCTGTCTGCTGTCGCCTATGGCTACGAAGAAGAACTCGAGAGTGGTGCTGCTGCCGGACCGATCTTCATGCTCAAGCACCTGCCCGAATTCGACACCCAGGAGCCAATCGGTTCGCGTCCAATCCAGTACTTCTCCGAACGCAAAGAGATCCAAGTGAACGCGAAGGTCGCTGGAGTCCGGACTATCGACCATGAGGGTTCCGAACTGACGCCTGAGCAAGCCTACTTCCAGCTCATCCACGGCCAGGCCGACATCGAGGACGCGGTATATGAGGATGTAAAGCCTGCGGCTGAGGTATCTGCTCAGTCGCTAATGGAGCTTTTGGCTGAGGACGAGGATGACCACAAGCCGTCCGAAGATTGACTTCCGGGCTCCCAACTATGAGCCTGTCTACGAGTACCGGCAACGGGCGGCCCGGACTCTGTTGCGCAAAAAAGGCGCCATTCCCCGTGCCCTCGAGTTCTACCGCACCAACTGGCCCGAGTTCATCAACGACTGGGGCATGACCTATGATCCGCGGAAGGAGGAGGATAAATCCACCCCCTTCCTGCTCTTCCCGCGCCAAGAAGAATATGTCTGGTGGGTCTATCATCTGTGGAAACAGCGCAAACGTGGTCTAGGTGAGAAGAGTCGTGAGGTCGGATTCACTTGGCTCTCTGCTGCTATTGCCGGGTGCATGTGGCTGTTTGAGCCTTACTCTGTAATCGGCTTTGGCTCCCGCAAAAAGGAGCTGGTAGACAACGGAGAGAACGACCCGGACTCCATCTTCTGGAAAGTCCGCATGTTCATCGACACCCTGCCGCACTTCTTCCTCCCCGATAACCATATCGAGGGGAGAAAGATGATGGTCGTGCCCAACCCCTCAAACAACTCAGTCATCAAGGGCGAGATTGGTGATGAGATCGGGCGCGGCGGCAGAAGCTCGTTGTACTTTGCAGACGAGTTTGCCCACCTCGAACACCAGGACATGGCTGAGTCGGCCTTGTCAGCCAACACCGACTGCCGGATCTATATCTCAACCGTTAATGGTGTCGGCAACACCTTCTACAAGCTCAGGCACTTCCTGCCTGAAGACCAGATCTTTGTCTTTGACTGGACTGATGACCCGCGCAAGCGTGTGGACCCGGCACTCGAACCGCAAGAGGAGGAGTGGTACAAGAAACAGAAGCGAGAGTTGATGCCGACCCAGCTCGCTTCCCAGGTAGACCGTGACTACAACGCGGCTGTCTCCAACTCGTTCTTCCAAACCGACCTCATCCGTGAAGCGATGGACAGGCCCTTGACTGATATTAGTCAGCCCGAGCAAACACCGTGGAGGATTGGCGTTGACGCAGCTGGGATGGGCAATGATGAGATTATTATCTGGCGCAGGCGAGGACGAATTTCCTTGCCCCCGCTGGTTTTTCAAAAACTCGATGGTGTACAGCTCGCTACAATTGTCGAAAAAGAGTGCGACAAGCTCGTCAAGCTTGGCCCAGTGGCTGTTATCGGAATCGAGCGTGATGGTCCGGGTGGTTCCTGTGCCGATCAACTCAAATACGGAAAGTATGCCCGGATTGTGAGTGCTGTCCACACCGGGGCAAAGCTCACAGACGGAGAGCACTACAACCTGCGTGCGTGGCTCCATGCTCAGGCACTCGAGTACCTGACCGAAAACTCTGTCCACCTGCCGCATGATGACACTTTCCTGGCCCAAGCCACTGCTATCCAGTTCGAGTACAAAGGCGGGCTGCTGTTGATGGAATCCAAAGAAGACTATCGTTCGAGGTTCTCTGGGGGCAAGTCCAAAGCCGAGCGCCGGTCGGGTCGTTCGCCTGACCGGCTGGATGCATTCATCCTGACTTTTATCCCGAATCGAGCAAAGCACATTACTGACTCTGCGCCCCTTAGTGGGATGTTTGGCAGAAAGTCCTCGTGGCGCCCGCTCGACCCGGTCATGAACTACTGAAAAGGACACAGCTGTGTTTACTGAATCTCCTACCCAAGATGCCCTGGAGCCGCTGGTTCGAGAGCTGTGCAAGTGCCGGGAAGAGGCTATCAAGGACCGAAAGGGAAAGAACCTGGATGAGGTTTGGGCTAAGGCGCGGGAGCAGTACGCTGGGATTGACGAGATGAACCGGGGTCGGATGTCTCCCATCGACGGCAAAGCAACCACACTCGATGGGCCAGTTCGTGTGTCCATGAGCCCGATGGGGTCGGTTCGGGAAGAGTCCCGCTCGACTGTCTTCGTCAACATCACCCGGCCCTATGTAAATGCGGGTGTGGCGCGAGTCCAAGACATCCTGCTGCCCACCGGCCAGATGCCCTGGGATCTCAAACTCTCTCCTGTGTCGGATGTGTCTATTTTGCAGGAGGCTTTGGTCAAGTACCCTGAACAAATCGACGCTTTGCTGGCCGCGCTCGGCGAAGAGGCTGCGCTGCTGATGCAGTCGCCCGAAGAAGCCAAGATGGCAATGCAGGTTGCCAAACAGCAGATCACTGACTGGCTCAAGGAGTGTGATTGGCTGTCTCAGGTGCGGCTGCAGATCTCGGAGGCGGGCAAGGTGGGTACTGGGGTGCTCAAAGGGCCGTTCCCCAAGAAGCGCAAGGTTGCTCCGGTTGTTGACAGCGTTATTGGGGCGTTGCCTGTCGCGTTCCCTCCTGATGTGGCTGACATGCTAGCTCAGGAGCTGGAGACTAAGCTCAAGTTCCAGCCCACTATCGAGTGTATCAAGGTCGAAAATTGCTACCCGGCTCCTGGGTGCGGCGAGGACTTCCAGAACGGCAAATACTTCTACGAAGAGATCCCAGACTTCACGGGTCGTCGCCTGAAGGAGCTGATGGACGACCCGTCCTACTTCGCCGACCAGATTCAAGCCTGTCTCGAAGAAGGGCCGAAGGATCATAATGGCAAAAAGAAGGACAAGAAAGAGAGCTATGACCTGTGGGTCGGGCACGGCGAGGTGGATCTCAGTTGTCTGTGTGACTTTGTGGACAAGGAGCCCAGCGAGCTGAACTCGGTCTTCATGACTTGGACGTTGTGCAACTCGCGAATCATCAAACTGGAGCTTCCGGTGCTGGAGTGCCAGGAGTTCCCTTATCGGATGCTCAGGTGGGAGCCACGGGAGGACTCGTGGGACGGAGTCGGGATCGGAGAGCACATCGAGACTCCCCAGCGCGGGCTGAATGCCTCAGTGCGGTCGCTCATGGACAACATGGGCTACAGTGTTGGGCCGCAGGTGCTGGAGGTTGATGGGTTGATCGAGCCCGTCGAGGGCGACGATACTCAGCTGCGCCCGTACAAGAGGTGGAAGGTCATGACTGGGTTGCCTGGGTCGCTGGCACAAGACGACCCGACCAAAGCCCTGACGTTCTTGCAGTTCCCCAACTACCTGAATGAGATCATGCCCGTCATTCAGTTCTGGCTGAAGATTGCCGAGGACACCACCGGGCTCCCGCTGCTGTTGCAGGGCCAAGCCCAGACCGATGCGGTTGGGGTGTCCCAACAGCTCATGAACAACTCTACCACCAACCTCAGGCAGATTGTCAAGACTTGGGACGACGAAGTCTGCAAGCCCTGCATTGATGACATGTATGCGTGGTGCCAGATGTTTGGGTCTGAGTCGGCCAAGGGCGACGCCGAAGCCATCTCGCTCGGTTCCTCGACACTGTTGGTCAAAGAACTCCAGCTCCAGGCTTATATGCAGATCGGCCAGTATGTGTTGCAGCCCGAGTTCAAGATCTCGCCCTCTAAGTGGATGGCTCAGGTGTTGAAGGGCAACCAGATCGATGTCGAGCTGCTGCAGATGGACCCGGAAGAGGAGGAGCGAATCCAGGCAGCTGCTTCTCAGCCAGATCCGAAGGTGACTGTTGCCGAGATCGAGTCTCAAGCTCAAGTGGCTGTGGCTCAGATTCGGGATGCTACTGATCGGCTCAAGATATTCGTGGATGCTCAGGCCAAGGGCGCGGATATTATTCGGGCAAAAGAGGAGGCTGAGCTGAAGGCGTCTACGGATGTGGTCAAAGAACAGATGAAGGTTGAGGGACAGGAGAATGTGGCGCGGCTAAAGCCGCCGGCCAAACCCCAGGCTCCTTCCCAACAACAGCAAGAGATGTCGGCTGACGAGGCTTTGGCGACCCTGGGCTTCTGATGCGCGCCGATTACTCTGATGTGGCCGGGTCCGTCTTTCACGACGGGCGAGAGAAGTATATTCCTTCCAGAAAACTTCTTGACATTGTCCAGAATCGTGTTAAGCTCTATCTAAGCGAACTTGAAAGTCCACTTTTAGAGCCTGTACGTACACAGGTAGTCCGCGGGCAGATACTCGAAGCCCGAAAACTCGAAAAGGCACTGAAGGAACTAGTTGCCGAGGTCTCCGGACCTGAACTTTAACCAGAGCCCTAGTGGAGCTGAGATGCTAACTCAACATTCTGTATTGATGCAAGAAGATCCTGGCGATGATGGTTGGGGAGCCGAAGAAGGCTTCGATGAGCAGCCCTCCGGGGAGGCTGTTGAAGACTTGTCTGAGGAGCCGCAAGAATCAGCATGGCTCAGAGATATTGACGAGGACACCGGGTACAATATCCTGCAACAAGCACGGCAGTTTCCTGATCACCTCAAGGGCTTGGAGTCTCGCCTGTATGGGCGACTGGGGCCGGTGGTTGACAAGCTGAACACGCTGGAAAAGTCCCTGGGTTCGCGCACTTCGGTCAATGCAGAGCGTATTAAGGAAGCCCTGGACAAGTATGATGGGAGTGGGGCTTTGTCTGAAGCACTGGTGCCTGCCCTCCAAGAGGCTTTGCAGACCCAGCCGTTAGACGAAGCTGCGTTGTCTCCGTACCTGTCCCCGATGCAGGAGCAAATGAGTAAGCGGATGGGAGAGTCGTTAGTCCTCTCTCATTACTCGCCTGAAGAGATTGGGGAGATGATTCCCGATGTGAATCAAGATGGGAAGTTCGTCCCCCAAAACCAGCGGCAGAAGGACTTTGCCACTTGGTACTCTCAACAGGGATACTCCACCCAGGAAGCTCTGAATGACTTCGGCCCAGGCTATGTAAGAGCCTTACGGCAGTTTGAGCGGTGGGAAAAGGACAGAGTTAAGGAAAGGACAGCGGCTGCTGGAGAAAAATCCGGTCGGCTAGCTCGCGGGCAACAGCCTTCGAGTCAAGGGCGACGGCCACAGAAGGGCGGACCTCAGACTGCTGAGGATTTCTTCTTGGCCGGGTTCAACGAGGTCGATTAGAGGTTCTAGAACATGGCTGGTCAACTTTATACGACCGTTGTCGGTCGTCACGAAAAATACAAGGGACGAATTCTCAAGAAGGCACAGAAGCGGGAGATGCTCTCCAAGCTCGGGGCGATGGACCCCATGCCGCAGAACAAGTCCGAAAAGATCGAGTGGATGCGCTTTCTGCCGTATGGCGGCGTCGATAACCAGTGGATTGCCGCTGGTGGCGACACGGCCTATATCTCGGCCCATCTGCTCCAGGATGGTGTCACGCCGGAAGCCGACTCGCTGACTTACACAACCATCTCCACGACTCTCCAGCAGATCGGGTGTCTGTATTCCTATACGGACAAGACCCGGTACGTGCATGAGGAGGGCGAGGAGTTCCCGCGTGAGATGGAGGATCAGGCCGCGCAGCGTCTGGCCCTTTGTCGTGAGATGATGGTGTACGGAGAGCTGAAGTCCTGCACCAACGTCTTCTATGGTGGCGCGGGCACGTCGATTGCGACTGTAGATGGTCTGCCGACTGTCTCTGACCTGCAGGACATTTCCCGTGACCTGCTCGGCAAGCACGCGATCATGCTCAATCAGACTCTGAAGTCTGGTCCGATGTTCGGTATGCAGTCTGTGGCGGCTTCCTGGCCGGTCTACACCCATACTGACATGGAGAAGACCTACGAGAATCTGTCTGGGTTCACCAAGATCCAAGACTACGGCGGTCGTGAGCTGCTTGATCCCGAGTACGAGATTGGCGCGATTGGCCGGTTCCGTATCATCGTCAACCCGATCCTGACCTATATCTCGGCTGGCGGCGCTGCGGGCTCGACCTATAAGGGTGACGGCACCAACTATCATGTGTATCCCCAGATCGTTGTGGGGCGCGGCATGGGCGGTGGTGATGCTTTTGGTCAGGTGCCGCTTCGTGGCTTCGAGTCGATTGATGTCAAGCATCATCCCGTAAGTGAGTCGTCCAAGGCCGATCCTCTGGGTCAGCGTGGCTACGTGGCGGCTATGACTTGGCAGGCCCAGAAAGTCCTCAATGATGACTGGATGGCTGTCTACTACACCTGCACCGAGGCTTAATCATCATGGCTGTTAGCGTCGTAGAGGTCAAAAAGACGCTTCGCCGGAACATGGGCGCGGTCGGGGCGGATGCCCTGTCCGATGCCCTGGATGCAGTCCTCGATGCACTTGAGGCTGTAGGGGCGAAGCTTGATAGCGATGGTGGTGTTACCGACACCGATTATGCTGCTACCATCGCGGCAATCATTGACGACTGAGGTACTGAATCATGGCACTGACATCGAATGTCTTTCTCGGCCAGCCGGGCGGCCAAATGCGAGTCCAGATGGGATCTCGTACTGGCACCCGCACGGCGGCTGACTTCACTATCACTCTTGGGTTCAAACCTAAGTATCTGCGGGTCATCAACCTGACGGACAGGGTCGAGGCTGAGTGGTTCGGCGACGCCAACCTGGACTCTACGTCATCGAACCTGTATGCCCTGAAGACGGTTGCTGCGGGCACCCGTACCTATGAGGATGTGGGCTTTACGGTCTACAAGACTGAGGGTGCGTCGGGCCGGCAGTTCACTGTCACGGTAGCCACTGCGGGGCTTGAGACAGACGACGACGATGTTGCCTGGATCGCAATGGGCGATTAACCCGAAACCAGAACGAGGCGGGGCCAGTCCCCGCCTCCCTCTATAGGACCAAACGATGCCAATCTCCAAACAAGTCAACGAGAACACCGATCCCAAGACGGTCCTGAAGGAGGAGGTCTCGGACGAAAGTTCGTTGATTGCCCCGGTGACCGGCAAAGACAACGAGCAGCTTGACGCGTATGCAAGAGAGCTGGCGTTTATGGCTGAGCCGGTCGAGGTCATGATTCTTCCCTCTGCCAACCAAGAGGACACGACCCGGCTGGTGTCGATTGGAGTGAACGGCAAGACCTTCTACTTTATCCGGGGCGAATGGCGGACGTGTCCTCGGTATGTGCTGGAGGTGCTGGCAACTGCCAAACACCAGGCGTGGAACTTCGGTTATAAGATGACTCCGATGGGCACCACGGCGCAAACCCAGCACGCAGTGGATGTGCTGCGCTACCCGCACCAGTTCCGCGACAAGAACCCGAAAGGAATCGAGTGGTATAATAAGATCAAGGACATGGTCAGGTAACGGGCAACACGTTTTTACCCACCCAATTCAGCTTGCCCGTACCCTCTAATGGCGACATTCAAAGAAATCTGCGAATCGGTTCTTGAGGAGGCAAACGGGCGCCCTGTCACTCTCGCCTCAACCAACCTCAACACTGACTCAGACGGCACGTACTATCTCACCAATCCTACCCATCGCAATATCGTGAGGTGGGTCAATGAGTTGTACGAGCAAATCCAAACCCACATGCTCTATGCCGACTTCATGCACAAGCGTGGAGTCTTTTTGACTACTGTTGCGGACACAGACGTATACACGAAGTCAAAGGTCCGCGAGATCGATGCTTGGTCAGCGTATGCCATCAAGAGTGGTACGACTGGCCGGACTCCTGTTGAAGTGGCTGCGTATGAAGAGTGGCTACAAAGCGAGCGTGCCGGAGATACTTCCTCCGGCTCGCCCCGCTCGCTCATACGTAAGCCCGATGATAAGTGGATTGTGGAGCCAACTCCCTCAGCAGTGTGGGACATCTATGCTGATTGGTGGCTGGTCCCGGCCAAGTTCGAGGATGCCTGCGAAGAGCCTGTATGGGCAGATGAGTATCATGATCTGCTGAAGTGGAAGGCTCTGGCTCTCTTTGCTGCGGAGTATCAGGCTGAGGGGGCGGGGCCAATCCTCGGTATCTGCGCCCCATTCGTGGGCCTGAGCCGCTGCTTTGAGGAGACAGAGATGCATCTACAAAGTGCTTTGATGGTTGTCGAGCTGATTAAGGTTCTCTTTGGCTCACTGGCCGGGACGCCTTATTTCAAGGTTGCGGCTGACAAGATCTTGGATGTGGCCGAAGAGGCTGCGAAAGACTCCTCAACTCCGATTGATGATGCGCTGGTGTTGCCAATCTGCGCGACGATCCGGGCCAAGTACAACGTGCCGGAGTATGGAGACTGACGATGGACTTTTTGCTTGTCGTTTATGTTGCCACTCGTCTGATTTCGCCCTTTGGTTACGACACTCTTGACGTGTCCGGGTGGGCTGACGTGATGGTTGGCAATGAGGGAGAAATTGCGTCTATCGATTTCAGTGCAGTCGAGCAGCCGTGTGATGACGGGACGATCCAGTTCTCGCCAGCTCCGCCAGAATGTGTCGATTTGGGCTGGTCATCCGACACCGAGACTTACACCGCAGATGGAAGGCTCTATCAGTTTGCCAACGGGCGCGCTTTCCATGTCCTGCGCCGCGGAAGCGTGGAGACCGGAGATCCAAGCTTAATCGTGATGCTGGAGGACGGAACAGTCGTGTTCTACCGGGAGGTCGTCCCAGCGTCTGCACAATAATGGAATGCGGGGACACCCTCAATGCTGCCTCCCGGTGTCCTCGCTGCCGGTGACCAGGAATTGGTCTGGTCAGTTCTGAACGAGGCAGCGCCAACTAGAGCGAGGTATATCGCAAATGGCTCTCAATGAAACCGTGATCGAAGCAGTAGCCAACTACAACTTCAAGTCCAATGCCGAGCGGGCGACCCAGAACATGGATGCCCACCAGCAGCGTCTGCAGCTGTTGGCGGAGGCTTCCCTGGCGCAGCAGCTCAACCGCATGAACTCTCTCGATCCGACTGAGGCTGCGGCGATCTCCGGAGTGGTGTCGAGTGATCTGGCCGAGAAGATCGGCGAGCTGAGTGGGGCTGTTGCCAACTCTCAGCAGTTGATGAAGGGTGCCCAGACCACTATCCCGCAGACCGGGCAGCAGAACGAGGCGTAAGGATTACGCGGCGCAGGGATGCGCGCCAGACTACACGCGAGGGTAGTTATGGCTAGAAAGTCGATTAGAGCGAATATCGGGAACACGGAAAGCCTGCGAGCAATATTCGACCAGCACGAGAAGCTGCTGCGGGATCTGAATACCGAGTTCACGAACAGGCTGGAAGAGGCAGACCAGCGATTCAAATACACGCTGCATGAGTTGGAACAGACGCTCTCGACTCCGGAGCCGCAGCCGGAGCCAGAGCCAAAGAAGGAAGAGTCAAATAAGGACATTCCTGCTGCGGTGTGGATGGTGGTAGACGACGAGCACATGCTGGTGCTCAATCAAGCGGCGGCGGTTCAGCAGTTAGCGTTGCTGGAGAAGCTGGCCGAGGTACTGGACGAGTTGTCCAAATTGGCTCCAAAGAAAGCGAGGTAAGACAAATGGCCGAGTTCAAAAACACCGACAAGCTGAACATCCAACTCAAGATGCATCAGCAGGGTGAAGGCGAAGAGCGCTCAACCGGCGTGATCGATCTCGATTACCCGACGATGGACCGGGATGTGGCGAACACGTCGCAGTTCGACCTGACCTATGCTCAGGTGCATCGCGTGATTGCGTGGGCAATCATGCAGGCG